CCCGCCCAGCTATAGACGGCTTTTCTATCGGCTACATCGCGCGCGAATGGGAGGCTGGAAGTAAATCCGGCGCAGATTATCGCCGCATTTTGAAGCGCATTGATCTCATGGAAATCTCAGTCGTTACTTTTCCGGCAAACGGGAAGGCTCGCCTTGAGCAAATCAAATCAAATTTATCTATTCGCGATGCCGAGCAATCCCTGCGCGACGCCGGGTTCTCTCGCACCGAAGCCAAGGCCATATTAGCCGAGGGTTTCAAGTCCATGCCTCAGCGTGACGCTGACGGAACGGATGATCTGGCGGCAATAATCCGCCGGAATACCGCAATTCTCACAACTCATTCATAGAGGAAACAATGGAAATTGAACTTAAAGACTTGCTAACCAAGCAAGGCGAAGCATTTGAGTCGTTCAAGAAGGCAAATGATGACCGTCTGGCCGCCATCGAATCAAAGGGCTACGCCCCCGCCGATTTGACCGGAAAAGTCGAGCAGATCAACGCGGATTTAAGCCAACTCGGCAAAGATATTGCGGAAGTGGCTAAGAAGGCGGCTCGTCCCGCTGCTGGAGACAAGGATGCGCTGTCACCCGAAGAGGCCGAACATAAGCAGGCCTATAAGAAATACATTCGCAAGGGCGACACAAACGGGCTGGCCGATCTAGAAAAGAAGGTATTTCAGATGGGCTCCGACGTGGACGGCGGTTACCTCATCACCAGCGAAATGGATAGTTCCATTGATCGCGTGGCAGGTACTGTTTCCGCCGTTCGCCAACTGGCTGACGTTCGCGGAATCGGTAAAGAGTCGCACAAATTCCGCGTCAAGACATCCGGCCTGGCTGGTCGCTGGGTAGGGGAGGGCGAGGCCGGCGGGGAAACAACCAACTCGAAGTATGCAATGCTGGAAATTGCCGCCGAGGAAATGGAAGTTGAGCCTTGGGCCTACAACACCGCCCTTGAAGATGCCGATTTTGACATCGAGGCCGATCTGACCGAAGAGGCTGGGATTGGATTCGGCGAAACTGAGGCGGTTGCGTTCATTAGTGGCAATGGCGTTAAGAAGCCACGCGGATTCTTGAATTATGATGTTGTGGCCAATGCCAGCTACGCTTGGGGTAAGGTTGGCTTCATCGCTTCCGGCAAGTCTGCTGCGTTCGCTGACACGAACCCGGGGGATAACATCATCAACCTGATCCATTCCTTGAAATCGCAATATCGCAACGGCGCAACTCTGCTGATGGCTGATACAACCCTGGCCAAAGTACGGCAGATCAAGGACGGCTCGGGGCATTTCTATCTGTTCAACCAAGATCCGACCGGTAATTTTGCCGGCTTCGTCCTTGGCGTACCTGTTGTGATGGATGACAACATGCCCACCATTGGCGCAGACACCTACTCCATCGCGTATGCCAATTTCAAACGCGCATACCGTATCGTTGACCGCCGCGGCATCACCCTGATCCGCGACAACATCACCGCGAAAGGCACCACGAAGTTCAATTTCCGTAAGCGCGTCGGCGGCGGTATTCGGAATTTCGAGGCAATCAAGCTGATGAAGTTCTCCGCCAGCTAATTTACCGTCTGGCGACGTTCAGGCCCTCTTCGGAGGGCTTTTTTATGCCCAATTTTAGGAGTAACTCGAAATGATGCGAGATTTGCACAATAACATCCACGTGAAGCGGGTAATCAGCCCGGTTTCGGAGGCCGCTACCACGGCACAAGTAGGCCAGATCATTGATCGCCAGGGATTCCGTAGCCTGGAGTATGTCATCGCGACCGGGTCTATCGCCGACGTTGACGCTACGTTCGCCGTTCTCCTGGAGGAGTCTGACGACGCCGCAATGAGCGGACAAAACGCAGTTGCCGATGCCGATCTGCTCGGCACAGAAGTATTGGCGGCCTTCCAGTTCGACGATGACAACGAAGTGCGGAAACTTGGTTACGTGGGCGACAAACGCTATACCCGTCTGACCATAACTCCAGTAAACAACGCTTCTGCTGCACTCATCTCGGCGGTCGCCATACTCGGCCATCCAGAACTGGCGCCGACCGCAAATCCTCCGGTTTAACGAACTGACCGCCAGGGGCTAATAACCTCTGGCGTCCTGTTATGTACAAAGTTCTTGCCGATTGGAAAGGCTCTGCCGACGGCTTTACGGTCGTCGATTACGCTGCTGGCCAAACGGTTGAGTTGACGCCGCGTTTAGCAGAAGTGGCGCTGGCCGAAGGTTGGGTTGAGAAGTTTGCCGAGCCCTCTGTCTACGCAGAAGCACTTAAATCGTGGGTTGGCGAGACCGTGCCCGGGAAGTCCAATCGCCGGAAAAGGAAATAAGGAGTAACCAATGGCAACACCCGTTAAATTCCAGCGCTTCGTCACTGACGTTGCAGCAGGTGTCCACGCAGGCGCTCTAAACGCGGATACCGACACGCTCAAGGTCTATCTGACCAATACCGCGCCGAATGCAGCGACTCATCAAGTGAAGACTGATCTCGCCGAGATAGCCGCAGGAAATGGCTATACCGCCGGGGGTGCAGACGCTCAGAACGCGGCAACGACCAGCGCAGGCACGATTACTGTTGCTGGTACGGATGTCACGTTTACAGCCGCTGGCGGCACCATCGGGCCGTTCCGTTACGCAATATTGTTCAACGATACCCCGACTTCTCCAGCCGATCCGTTGATCCAGTCATGGGACTACGGCTCATCGATCACGCTCAACAATGGCGAGTCGTTCACTGTCGATTTCGGCGCCTCACTGCTGACCATATCCTGATCATGAAAGAGTGGTTCTATCAGGTTTTTATCGGGCTTGATCAGTTCGTTAACACTTTGCTGGCCGGTTCCGCTGACGAAACAATCAGCAGCAGATGCTATCGGCTGAACCATATCAGGGCGTATCGCGTCGCTGAGATATTCGTAAACGCCTTATTTTTCCCCTTCCAAGGGTCGGATCACTGCCGCAATGCGTATGTAAAGGAAGTCTTAGGGCGGCAATTACCCTATGAGTTCTACGATCTCGCGGTTGCGATGAATATCCAGTATGACAAAGCCAAACTTGGCGACAAAATCGAGATGCCCAAATGAGCGTACTGAGCGACGAGATAGACAACGATCCGGCCGGGAAAGGTTATGCGACCTTCATGCCGGATCAGCCGGGCCGGGTAGTTGACATGCTGAATGCGTTGACCGAAACGAAGATCAAGACTCGGATGATTACCGCGCGCGGCATTCTGTCCGATTATCCCGGCGGTCCTGCCGCCGCCGCTGTGGTGCTGGATAAGCTCGAAGCCGCGACAGAGGTAATCCCCGCGCTCAAATGGGCGTTCGGCTTTCTCAAAACTCCCGAAGGGATCGACATCGGACATCCGGCAACGCAGGGAATGATCGGCCAGTTATCGCCCAGCGTTATCACGCCGGAAGAGGCGGCCAATCTTAAGGCGCTGGCAATACAGCCCGCATCTCGCGCTGAAGTCCTCGGCCTGCCGCGCATCACAGAAGAAATGCTGAGGGATCGCTAATGACAACTTTCACGCAAGCGCAAAGCGCCCGCAGCGCATCGGTTCTGAATTTGGGTACGCTGGCCAGCGCGACTTACGTCGCCTCGGCAGCAATCGACTTGGGCGCAAGTATCCCGCTTGACGTAACCATAGAAGTTGAGTGCGACCCGAACGGCACACCAACCGGTAACAAGCAACTCATTCTCTTCGCAAAGCTATCGCTGGATAATACCAATTTTGGCAGCGGGCCAGAAAGCGGCACAACGGCGACAGAAGAAGCGGACTTGCATTGGATAGGGACGTTACCCTGTAATGATGCCAATGTTCACCGCAAATTCTTCAGCCTGCAAGGGTTGCCCATTGCTCGCTACCTCAAGCTGGTGGTGAAAAACGACCTGGGCGTAGCTCTTACATCTGGCGCCGTCTATAGGGCTGACATCACCGGGGTTGGAACGTAAGTGGCTGTAAAAACCCAACCCAAGACTAGCTCGAAGCTAAAAGACCCCAACTTTTGGCGCCTGGTTGAGGTGCAGAATCGACCGACGCTCGGGAAGTCTGAAGCGACTCGGACGTTTGTTGGCACAGCAAAGCAAGATTACGGCGTAGGCGGCTCTTGCGTTAACTTCGTAGCTGCTGGTGATCGCGTTAGTTACGGGTCGGATAGCAATTTACAGCTATCGACGATGACTGGAATAGCTGTCGTTGAGCTGCCAGCCGCCGCACTGAACTATTCTATTTTTAATACCAACGCGGATGGTCCAATCTCCGGTGGCTTTGCTGCCATTGTCCAGCCCAATGGGACAATGCACGTTAACAAGGCCGACATCGCGGCCATTGGGCAGACTGTTAAGGCGGTAAAGCTCGGAACTGGCATAAGCGTCGTGGCATGGAGTTATAACAATGTAAGCGGCAAGCTGAGAGTCGCGATTGACGGCACTCTCGAAACATTTACCTCCGCGCAGACTTTAGTTCATGGAACTGTCGAACGAAACGGATACTACCCATCACCCAACACCACTTACTCCAACCCGCATAAACAGTACCTTTTTGCACTGTCCGCATCAGATGCGGTAGCTGACGCGCAACTGCGGGAATGGTCTATCAACCCTTATGTGATCTTCTCTGATGAGCCAGATCGGAGATTGTGGGCGGTATCGTCTGGCGGCACAGATTACACGCTCACAGCAGACTCAGCCCTGTTCGCGCTAACCGGCACGGCTGCAAATCTCGAATATCACCGGCTGCTGGCTGCAACTCAGGGATCTTTTGCGGTAAACGCGACCGCAGCGACTCTTAAAATAGGGCGCGCGTTACAGGCCGACTCAGCGTCATTCGCTTTATCTGGCACTGACGCCGGGCTCAGGCTTGACAAGGTTTTACAGGCTGGCTCAGCATCGTCACAGGTCACCGGAACCGATGCAAGCCTCGAATATAACCGCGTCCTGTCTGCTGAGTCCGCGTCATTCCAGATCGTCGGAACAGACGCGACTTTTATCCATGACGCGCCGGGCAGTTACACGCTATCTGCCGAGCCTGCGTCGTTCGGGATATCAGCGCAACCGGCAACGCTGAAATACAACAGGCGATTGTCGGTAGACTCGGCCGCGTTTGCATTTTCCGGCACAGCAGCATCGTTACGCTATGCCCGCGCCGTAATCGCCGAAGCTGCCGCATTTGCTTTGACCGGCACGGACGCGACGTTTATCAGAACTGGCGGGCCGGAACCTATCGTATCCACTGTAGAGCGCGCGGCCATATTCCGGGCTGCCGTAGAGCGAGCCGCAACTTTCCAGCGCAACAAACAAGTCAACGTGAGATTTAACTGATGGCCGAATTTGTCTCTGGTGACACAGGATCAACGCTGCTCGTCACTTGTCAGGATGACTCCGGCGCAGCGATAGACCTGACCGGCGCGACCGTGAGACTGCATTGGCAAGACGCGACCGGAACCGTGCAGGACAAGGCCATGGCAGTCGTTGATGCGACTGCTGGCGAGTGCAGCTATAAATTCGACGTTGCCGAACTGTTTTCCCCGGCCATGGCGTTCGAAGTCGAGATTACCGACGGCACGGGTTACAAGTTGACGAACGTCGATTTAATCTCGGTGACGGTGCGGGAGCAACTGGCATGAAGGTAATCATCGAACCAAAGATCGAGCCGGTATCGCTTGCTGAAGTTAAAGCGCAGATCGGCATCCAGTCGAGCGATACAGCCAGCGATGCGCTCATCACTCGTCGGATCGTCGAGGCGCGGAAATGGGCTGAAGGGAGCACCGGGCGAGCGCTGATCCTTCAGACTCGCGAAGAGCGCTGGGATTGTTTCGTTGACGAACACGAGTGCCCGTCCGCGCTGTCTGTTGTCTCGGTTAAATACCTCGACCAAGGCGGGGACGAACAGACGCTTGACGCATCAAACTATGTGCTCGACACATACACTTTCATCCCGCACGTTCGCCGCGCTTACGGTTCATCCTGGCCGTCGACTCGTTACGAGCGAAACGCGGTACGCATCCAATACACAGCGGGCTACGGCCCGCTTGCTACTTCTGTGGAGCCATTAATCCGCGAAGCAATAATCCTGCTCGTCGGGCACTGGATGAACTTTCAGCCGGCAGCAGAGAGCGGAATATCAATGTCGCGTATCCCGTACGCGGTGCGTGACCTGCTTGATCCATACCGGCTTTATTTCGTATGACCCACGCGCGCCAGAAAATCCGCGAAGCCATAGCCCGGCTGCTCGCGGCGAATCCTGTTGCATGGAAATCCGTTACTGAGTCCCGTATCGCGTCGACCCGGCAGATATGGCCGTACTTGATGGTATTTGCTGACGGCGAATTATCAGAGCAGATAGACGCGACCGATCCCGGCGTCTACGACCGGACAGTAACGATCAACGTTGCTGGAATGCTCAAACTGCCAGGCACTGGCGATACATACACGATTGAGGATCGCATGGACGAATGCGCGGCAGAGATCGAGACAAGGCTTACTCAGTCTGCGCTGCGCGCCGAGGTTCAGATCGGAACCATGGCGCTTACCAGCACAGGCATGGAAGTGATTTTAGAGGACGACGGCATAGACCATGCTGAGGTCATCCTCTCGTACCAGATCAGCTACACGACGCAAGAAGGTTTACCCGGTTCATTTATTTAGGAGAAACAGATGGCAACAATTCACAAGAATTCTGGCTTAGTGCTGGCGATGCAGTCCGCTATTGGGACGGCCACGCCAATCACGGCAGCGACAAACGCCAATCCGGGAGTATTTACCGCTGCCGGACATACTCTGCTGGACGGCGAAATCATCCTGGTTCGCGCAGTCGGCATGATCGAGGTTAACGAGCGGGTTTTTGCGGTTGCCAACAAAGCGACTGACACGTTCCAGCTTAAAAATGCCGCCACTGGCACGGTCGGGATCGATACAACGGCTTTCGGCGCATGGGGAACTGGCACGTTCGAAAAGATCACGCTCGGCACGACCCTGAGTGGCGTTTCCGCATTCACCCCTTCGGGCGGTGAAATCAAGTTTCTCGATACCACCACAGTTTCAGATTTGCGCGACAAACAGGATATTGGCGGCATTACCGCTATGTCCTACGGGTTGACGCTGCAGTGGGACCCGGGCGATGCGGCACAGGCTGCAATGCAGACCGCTTTCGAGACGAGCGCCGCTCGAGGCTTCCGCGTTCGCTGGCCAAATGGCCGCTACATGCTGTTTTACGGATCAGTCGGCTTCAGCGGCATGCCCGGAGGCGAGAACCAAGGTATTACCACGACACAGGCCGCAATTGCGATGAACGGCGCTCCGACATTCGGCACGACAGCCTCGTGATGGACGCAAGAGTAGAGCGCCGTATTCGTGCCCGACAAACCAGGGTTGAGCATGAGGGCAAGACGTTTATCGTTCGCCGTCCCACAGATTGGGAAGTGCTGGACATGGGCGAAGCCAAGCAGATGGACTTGCTGGAAAAGTTCGTGGACGGGTGGGATGGCGTGACGGATGCCGATCTTTTCCCCGGCGGAGATACAGCGCCCGCCGAGTTCAGCAAAGAGCTTTTTATCGACTGGATACAGGATAACCCTGAGTTTTGGTCGCCAATCTCAGCGGCTATTACGAAGGGTTATCAAGAGCACGCGGGTATGCTGGCAGACGCTAAAAAAAAGTAGACGACTGGCTGGAGGAATTCAAGTTTCCGTTTCCTCCATCCGGTCCACCTGAAGAATGCCAGATAGCCGTAAAAATCTGGCAACTGATGGGCAGGAATCTGGACTGGAACGCTCTGCCGTTGCTGGCTGAAATATACGGCGTTCCAGACCTTGAGGTTTTGATCGTACAACTTGCCGCGATGAGGGATTTCGATTGGCCGACACAACGATAACCGTAACCGGACTGCGCGAGGTACAAAAGAAGCTCTACAGTTACTCGCAGCAGCTCGGCGACCGCGTTGTGCTCGGGGCGCTGCGGCAGGGGGCGAACCTCGTCAAGAAAGCGGCTCAAGAAAAGGCGCCGATTAAAACCGGCAAGCTCAAGCGCGGCATCCGCGTTACTCGTTCCAAAATCCATCGTGGCAAGTCCTCGCGAGACATGATCGGCGTTTATCTCTCTGTCCGCAAAGGCAAGGGCGGCCCGTACTACGCAAAGTTTCAAGAGGATGGCTGGAAGGCTGGAAAGCGTCTCATTCCCGGCAAAAAGTTTATTGATCGCGCATTTATCGAAAAGCGCGAAGAAGCGGCGGAACTGATCATCAAAGCAGCATCAGCATCGGCTGATTTGCTGGCGCGGAAAATAGGGCTATAAAATGGCAGGACGCGGGCTCACTATTGATTTTAACGCGAACGTCGCGCGGTTTACCAATGCGATCGACAGGGCGACGAATGATTTAAACAAGTTCCAGACCAACACCTCCCGCACGGCCAGCAATATCGATAAATCCTTTGCGAGCCTCGGGTCTGGGCTAAAAGGCATATTCGGCGGTTTGGTAGCTGCCGCGAGCATCCGCGAACTTGGCCAGATGGCCGACTCCTTCACAAACATGCAGGCGCGGTTGAAGTTGGCGACTCGTGACGCTACCGAATTCGCCGAAGCAAACGCAAATATCAAGCGTATCGCGGAAAGCAGCAAAGCGCCGCTTGAATCGACCGCGACTCTCTATACCCGTATCGCGCAATCACTGCTCGATGTCGGCGGGACGCAAAGGCAGATTGCAGACACTACGCAGGCGCTTGCCCTTGGCTTAAGAATATCCGGCGCATCAGCCGAAGAATCATCCTCTGCGATGTTGCAATTCTCGCAGGCAATTGCATCCGGCGTGCTGCGCGGCGAAGAATTCAACGCAGTAAACGAATCGGCTCCTAGAGTCATGAAGGCGCTCGCTGACTCGCTGGGCGTGCCAGTGGGTAAGCTTCGTGAGATGGCGAAAGAAGGCAAGTTGACGCGAGATATCCTTGTCGAGGGGCTCGGTTCTCAACTGCCGAAGCTGATCAGGGAGGCCGAGACGCTGCCCGACACTATCGGCACCGCATTTCAGGCCGCGAAGAATGAGATTCTCCTTGCCGTCGGCGCGATGGACAAATTTACCGGCGCGA